ACGCACTTGTCTATCCGAACCATCTTCCATTTTTCTATTCCCTCGCAGGCCAGGTCGGCGTCTATGTGAACATGGACCAGGCTTTCAATCCCGCAAGGGCACGTTCTCATTTCGATTCCTTTATCCCTATCTTGCCCTCGATCCGGGAGAGGCGGGCTTCGAGTTGATCTTGCCGAATCTCGAGCTGAATGATCCTGTCCGGCTTGGTTTGGATTCCGAGATACGCCGCGACACGTTCAGCCATTGCCGCGGATGGCCTTCTCCCCTTTGCCCAGTACTGGACGATCCGATAGCTGATATTGAGATCCTTAGCGAGTCGATATTTCGAGATTCCGGCCGTTTTCAGACGCGCGTCCAGATTTCGGCCTGAGAGCCCCGTAGGGGAACGAACGGTTTTTTTAAGCTCTTGGTACGTCTTCATCTCGTTTCATGTAGGAATTCGTGCATGCAAAGAGGTCTTCCGGGCCACTTTTGGCAGGTTCCGCCCAATTTTCACGAGCTTGATCCAATCCCAGACGCAAAAGCCGAGGGCGATGATGTAACGTCTCCCTTCGCTGTATACCTCGATGCTCCCGCCGTCCTCCGAGACAACCGCTTTCCGATTCCGTTCGGTCATGACACATCCCCCTTTCCATTCGCCGCTGACAAGAAGACCTTCGCCATTTGGATCATCGTTTCCGCCGCCTTTTTGTCCCGGATCTGATATTGCTTATGAATCCAGCCATGATATTGTTTTGTACAAATCAATAGGTTGGCATTCCGGTTATCCTTTGGATCGAAATTAATGTGATGGACAATTTCATTTTTGCCTAATGGCCGACCAAGAACCTTCTCGCCTACGATGCGATGCTCTGGTATATAAACCGGACCCGTGCGGTTGACAGATTGAGGCGATCGATAGTGGTAAATATATCCATCATGCGTAAAGCATCCGCCCTTCCAATTTGCGGCTTTCATTCCAGTCCTTCCAAATTGGGGATGGTTTTTGCCGCTCATCTTTTCGCTCATGATTTTCTTAGTTAATTCGGAATGATGCTTCCCTTTCATCGGGCTTGATCTACCAACCCTGATAGCCTTCATGATTCTTCATTACCCGGATCGTTCTTCCCTGCCGTTGCGGAGAGGAATACTTTAGCCATTTGGATCAAGGATTCAGCAGTTCTTTTATCCTTGATCTTCGGAATCAAGGCATAGCCGCATTGATTCGTAATATATTCAAGATATTCAGGATCTTCCGTGCTCTTGGTTAGATTGATTAATTGTTCAGACGGGAAAACGTGGGTTCCATTAACGTATTTATAGAGAGTGTCCTTGTGGATTCCCATTTTTTGGGCAATAGCATCTACGGTATATTTTTTCTTGATAATGAAGTTGCAGTACAGTAGAACGCCAAGCCCACTATTCATAGACATTTTTAGATTGACCGACACCGGCCACCCCCTTATCCTGAATGGTATGAATGGTCGAAGAGCCGAACGATCGCTTAGCCCGAAAGACCGCGATCTTGTCCGGATCGAACCGCTTGCCGCAGGGATAGACCTCGAAGGGCAGTATCCCCTTCCGGCACCAGGAATCGATCGTCCACGGTTTGACCTGGAACATCCGGGCCAAGTCTTTACGCGTGAGGAGGGTCATTGGAAAAGCTCCTCCATAGGAATTCCGGTCTGGCGTGCGATACGAAGAGCCGACTTTGCCGAAAAAGATTTCTTCCCGGCAAAATACCGGGAGATCATCGCATCCGACATCCCGAGATCAAGGGCTAGCTCACGTTGTTTTTTCATCCCCCGCCCTTGCATATATCTCCTGAGGGCCTTCCCGACTTGTCTATTACTCATCTTAACATTGCCTCTGAGTAAAATATATGACAGAGTTGCGTCATTGTCAAGAACTATTTTACCAATTGACAAAATTAATTTGCCGTCTTGTAACCTTTTGCTTATGAGTAATTTAACTTGACCTAAAGGAAAAAAAGGATGATATTTTCGCTATGAACCCTTATGAAGCCATCCTTAGCTTTATCAAATTGGCAATTGAAAAACTTGGGTGGAACCCATCCAGGCTAGCGAAGGAGATAGGGATGTCTGATTCGTGGGTATCCAGGGTCCTTAGCGGGGACATCAAGCTTTCCGTGCCAAGGCTTTTACAAATCGCCGAAAAGCTGATGGTGCAACCAGCTTCTCTAATCCCGATCGTCGAGGCTCAAAATAAAGAGGGCTCCGGCGAGCCGATGACTTTCGAAGATTATTGCCGGAAGATTGTTAGAGAAATCGTTAAAGAAGAAGTCAAAGAGGAAGTCGAAAAGGCTTTAAGCAAAAAATAAATCTTAGGGGGTGAGTCATGCGAAGGTGGGGAATCTTAGTAGCGGTATTATGTATGGGCCTTGCGGCTTGCGCCGTTCCTTTCCAAGGAGGACCAAAACCCGAAGATATGGCCAGAGCCGATTTCGGGCCAGCCCCCGAAAATCCGCAACCAGCCATCCTGGCTTGGATGAACGATACCTTGAAAGACCCCTTCTCGGCCAATCTGGAAATTCTTGGTCCGCCTGAAAAAAGCTGGTGGGGCAACCCTGGCGGTCTTTTATATGCCAGAGACATTCATTATTGCTGGATGGTCAAAACCAGAATTAATGCCAAAAATTCATTCGGTGGTTATATCGGATGGAAGTTCTATAACTTCTTTTTCCGGGACGGGAAGATTGATTTTGTTCAGGAATGACGACAATGAAGATCCTCATGATCCGGGACAAGAAAACCAGGAAAATCGACTACGTCCCCTACTATGAAAGCGGACCCGTTCCACCGCTTATCAATCCACCACGTCCGAATGAACCGAAGGATGAGTTGTCAAAAGAAGATCAAGAAACAAGGAAACGGAAACCGGCTTGATTAAAAAAGTCGGCCGTTATTATTGGCTCGATCTCTGGGTCGGAAAGAAGCGGGTCCGCCGATCACTCAAGACGACAGAACATGGCCTGGCGATTGCCCGAGCGAACGATCTCACCCGCAAATATCGCGCGGAAGCGAATCTGTCAACGACCAGCCTTCGAGACTTTGCCGTCCGATATCTCGAATGGGCCAGAGAAACAAAGCCCGCATCCTGGCCGGCCGAAAACCTCCGCCTGGACAAGATGCTTGACCTGTTCGATGAGCTCAAGGTCAAAAACCTTGATGAGGTCACGGCTTATCATATCGAACAGATCCGTTCGCGCCTCAAGTCTAGGGTGATTGTTAAGGGCGACATATCCCGCGAAGTGGACCGCTCTAAGACAACGCTGAACCGATACCTGCAAATCCTCCGGGGCATGTTCTACAAGGCCATCGACTGGGAAATCATCCCTGGACCGAACCCGCTCCGCAAAGTGAAATTCGCCCGCGAGGGCGCGAAGATCCAGCCGCTGACGAATGATCAGATCAAAATAATCATGGATGAGGCGACGGCCATATCGAAAAAACCAGAGAGCCCGATCCAGAAGGTTCTCCCCGACTTGTTGACGCTCATCCTTAATACGGGACTCCGGCGGTCCGAGGCCCTCAATCTGAAATGGGAAGATATCCGCAATGCTGAAGCTAGGATTCTCGGTAAGGGGGCGAAGCTCCGGACAGTTCCGCTTAACACCGTAGCCCTGGACGTCATAAATAGACAACTGAGATCTACGCATTATGTATTCGATATCCCGAATCGAAGTTCCGGGAGCCTTCTTCGCCGGACGATGGATGCTATTTCAAAGAAGACCGGAGTTCGCGCCGGACTTCACTTGTTTCGCCATGCCTTCGCAACGCGCCTCCTGGCCTCCGGGGTCGATATCGTGACGATTTCCGAGATTCTGGGCCACGGCCGAATGATGATTTCCCTCCTCTATTCCCACAGCGATCCGGCTCACAAACGTCACGCCGTGGACTCCCTCGTCCTGTAATCTTTAGTCCGATTCTTAGACATACGACACGTGGATGTTTAGACATAGACCGATTCAATCATGGCATATCCGGTTCATTTTTAAGAGGTTGGAAGTAGCCCTGGTGGGACTCGAACCCACGACACATGGATTAGGAATCCTGAAGTCTTTCAGGCAAGGTTTTCATTCTCTCGGGGGAAAACAGGTTTTCAGGCGTTGATTTGCATGGTTTGAGATGGGTTATTTTGGACATAGTATAGACATGTTTTCTAGGCGTGGGCGATTCAGAACCCACTTTCAGGTCCTAAAGAATAGACATATTTTTAGACACGGTTTAATGATGCTTGCCGTAGTTCGACGGCCAGACGCCGAAGGTTGCGAAGTATGCGGAGCTGATCGCCTTAAGAGCGGCCATCCAGCAGATAAGGTTCCCGGTCGAGAATCCGGCCGGCAGGTATTCGAGAAAGACGAGTGGCGCGCGGCCCGCGACCGCGACCGGGTGGGCCTTGAGGATCATGAGCGCGACCCTCCGTAGCGCGGCCGGCGACGGCCGGGCGCCCTTCCCGGGACGGATGTCACACGCCGACGCACCCGGGCCCGGCGGGAGGTACGTCCCGTCGACCGAGTACAGGTCCGTGTTATATGGTTCGAGCGCCGCGAGCGACTCCTTGTGCGGGAATCCGTGGTCGGGCCGGATGATCGTCCGGTCCGCGGCCCGGCCGTACTCCTTCAGGACGATCGCGCGGACCTGGTCCTGGATCGACGGCTTGATTCGGGGCTTCGTCGTCGCCCCGTACGTCAGGCGCTTGAGCGGGATCTTGCTCGTCTCGATGAACGGCAGGACGACGCGCTTGAAGAACGCCGGGAAGGCCCTGTTCTCCGGCTCGTTGAAGTCGATGATGAGGTCGTAGCCCTTGAGCTCCGACCAGCAGTCCTGGAGGAATGGCGCCGTAAAGTCGTCGGCCGCCGGCTCGTAGAAGCTGCCGATGCCCTCTTCGTTGACGACCCAGGGCGAGAACCTCGAGGCGATCCCGCGGAGTTCGCACCCGTCGAAGACGGAGAGTATGGTCGTCTTGTTCGAGGCACGGTTCCTGGAGGCGATCCTCCTCATGATCGGGAAGTAGTAGTCGTTCCGCTTGTGGAGGATCCACCGGCCGGTTTTCGGGTTCAGGACGAACGGCTGGAACTGCGAAGCCGGGCCGCCGGGGTGCCCTCCCCAGACGCCGTAGGCGAGGTTGTGCGTGATGTTCGCCCCGGCATTGGAGGTCGCCTCCTGCTCGACGTCGTAGCCTTTGTCGTCGAAGGTGAACTTCTTCCCGTCGAAGTGTCCGAACTCGTCCATCGGGTCGTAGCGGCCCCAGACGATCCCAATTTTGTCATCTGCAAACATCATGTCTCCTTAAAAATTCCACGCTATTGAAGTCATCGACCACGACTGTGACGCGGCGGCCCAGGCGGTGACTATATACATGAAGGTGCTAATGTGTGCTATTTGACCACTCGTTGCCGCCGTCTGTAAATTGACCCACGAACCACCCACCCCGACATCGGGGACATACGGCATCCCCGTTAAATAAGAAGTTCCAGCAGAAGCCGCAATAGTCGCCCCCCCCGTGCACGTGATTGTAGCACTCGTTATTCTCAATCCGCCAATCTTTATATAGTATCCGGCATTTGTGATCGCCCCTCCACCAACGACTTCTGTAAATCCGTGTCGCACCGGAGTCCACGTACCTTCCTCATAATAATCAAACAAGTTTGATGAATGAGCAAAAGCGGAATGGGCGGCTGAGAAATCAATGCCCTTTCCTGATGTATCAATGATAACATCGTTAGTTACGTGAACATGGTCAAATATCGGCCCGTCCGCTGTCGTCAGGCCAGCCACCGCCGCCTGATTCAGGGTTGCCCAGGATGGAATAGCCCCCGTATTGCCTTTGAGATATTCTCCTGTCGCCCCAACCGCCGCAAGTTCCCCGATGGTATTGGTCGCCGTTGCCACGAGAAGTCTATAGGCCGTCGCCGCGTTGGGAAGGATGAGAGTTGACCACAGAGGCGCGGTCACGACTCCACCGCTCCGCAGATATGAGCCGGCCGCCACATCCGCCAGTTTCGCCACGGTCGCCGTCCCGTCGCCATAGATCATATCGCCTACGGCGAGGGCCGGGAGGTGATAGTTATCCCAGAGACCGGCGTTGAGGTTTGGGCAGACGGTTGTCGAGGACACGACCACCGGTGCCGTGCCGGTCGCCATCGTGCTGATGAACTGGCCGGCCGTCGCCTTGATGTTCCCGACGGCTTCTATCTTTTCGCTCGGGATCGTCGTGCCGACGCCGAACCTCCCCGCCGCCGTCAGTTTAGCGATATCGTTGAAAACACCATATACGTCTTTTAGCCTGAACTGAATCCCTGACTCGCCTGCCGCGTCCGATGTAACGTATTGATATTTATAAATGAATTGATTGCCGACGTGCACCACGTAATGATAATCACCATGCTGGCATCCGGCTTGAGATTGATCTGGAACTATCGAGAACGTCGCGGAGATGCTGAGATCGGATTTATTCCTCTTCTCTATTTTATACTCGGAGGTGTACCAGGCGGTATTATAAAGATAATCCCCGGCGCACCACATGGCGATGCTGTCATAACTCATGGAATTGACGACTACCACCGAATCGACCCAGGTCCCGTCCATGTTGAGCCGGACGATTCTATTATTTCCATACGCGCAGTCTTGGACGTAAATATATTGTCCGTCCACAGCAAGGCTGACGGGCCGGGCCATCTCGTTAACTCCGCCTCCCAATGCGAATCCGGTTGTCCAGATAGTCGCCATATCGGAGCAACGGATTTTTCGGATATTCACGGCATTGAGATTTGCAACATAAAGATAACCCGACCAATAACAGACAGCGCTTGGATTGCCAGCCCAAGCGACCGAGCCGGAGTCATAAGACAGGTCAGAACAAAGATATTTCTGAATATTAGATGCCGCATAACAGGCCACATAAACATAGGTTCCGTCTGTGGCACATTGATATAAATCGTCGCCGATATCGGGTGACCGAGTTATTTCCGCTCCGGTGCTTATGTCAACCTTCACTAATTGTTGGCTGGCGGTGGAGTCGCTGTAATAAAGATAAATCCCGTCCTCACATATTCCCCTGGGACTAGTGGCGGCGAAAGAATCAATCAGCGTGAACTCCGCCACGGGCGGCGTGGCCCCCTCCCCAGACGATATCGCGATGACGTCGTGGTGATTGCCGAATTCGTCTCCGACCGTCAGCTTCCACTTATCGACATCACTGTCGTCCAGGCCCATTGTCCATTTTGTGACGGGCGTCGCACCGACGGCGAATTGGATGATCGGGTCGCGCTCCGTGTCGCTCCTATTCGTAAATTTCAGGAACGGGGCCGCCGTGGATGAATCAAGATAAACCCCCGCGAACGTCGGCGTCGCGATGATGTGGTAGTCCTGATCGAACCAGTCATCGAGCGTCGGGTTCCCCTGAAGCGTGATCGTCCGGTCCGCGTTAATGCCTATCCAGTTCATCGTATAGGCTGCCGCCCTGTCCTCGTTCCATTTCAGCAGGAGCGAGTGGCTGAGGTTCGTATCCCAGAGCCGAACCTTCTGGACCGGACCCTGGGCGAAGAGAAAGACGATCCCCAAGAATGCCGCGATCGCCGCGGCTGTTAGCCTTTTTTTCATGGCTGACTCCTTATTTCGGTTTCGGGATCTCCGCGGGTGCCGTTGCGGGCGGGACCGCCCACGGCTTCCCGTTCAGGAACTTGACGATCTCCTGGAGCACCGCTCCCTGGTCATTGACGGTCTTGACGAGCGCCGACGTCTGCATGGCCGCCTCGAGCTTCACGATTTTTATCCCGCCGATCACAATGATGGCGACGATGAGCGCGAAGACGATGGCGTCCTTCAAACTGAGTTCTATTTTCATGATGTCCTCCATCCTGAGCCTGTGAAAAATTCTATAATCCACGCCCCTGACGCGATGACGCGGAGCTTCACGAGTGCGAACGTCTCCTCGGCGAGATCGTTATAGACCGAGCCGCCGGCCGCCGAGTCCTGGATCGTGTCGGCTCCCCCGGCCTGCACCGTAACCTTGCCCGCCCCGCGCTTCACGAGCGTTATGTCCAAGCCGATACTTGCCGCTGTCACGGCCGGGAGCGTGAACGTCTTTGAACCGGCCGAGTTCATGATGAATATATTTCCGAAGTCGGTTAAGAGGACCGCGCAGTCGTCGGTCTTCCATTCGACCCCGGTGATAACCTGTGCGATGATGTTATTTATGGTCGTACTGCCCCCGGATTGAAACGAGGCGACCCGCTTCTGCAGGCGGCGGAGACGGCCCAGGACCGCATCATCAGAAGAGAATCTTTTGCCGATCATTTTCAGTACGTCAGGGAGTCTAAAAGCGTGACCAGATGGCTCGATCGGTCCTCGGGGTTCTTGTGCACCTCGAGGATCCGGAAGAGTATGCCGTTGAGAGCGCCGCCCCCATAGTCCGCCCGCGGGAGCGTAAGCTTGACCTTCATCGTCGGGATCAGGTCAAACCCGTAGCCAGCCAGGACATCAAACTCCGCGATCCGCGTCGGGTATTGGAGGTTCACCTTCCGCACTGAGGGCGGGGTCGAGACCGTTCCAAGATAATCTTTGGCGAGCTGGACGGTGTCCGCCGCGTCCTTGAGCGCCGTCTCGATCTCGATCGACTCCTGGCGGTTGTATAGATATGGGGCGATGTCGGACTTGGCCTCGGCCACAAGCCAGTCGCCCGTCGTCGGATCCTGGTAATACTTTATCTTCGCGACATGGAAGACGTTCGACCAGACGCGGCGCATGGTGAAGTTCCGGATGTGCTCGGCCTTCAGGTGGGGCGTCCCGGAAGGCTCCCCGGACGTGAGGCATCTGACGGCGAAGTCTCCGCCGAGCGACGGCAAGAACTTGAAGAGATGCCCGGCCTCGAGGATCTCGATGTATTGTTGGGCCTCAAGCTCGTCGGCCATGTAGAGCGCGACATCCTGATTTAGGCGAGCATCATGGAGCGTGACAAGGTCGGCCGCGTTAATCCCAGCCGCGGTGCCGCCGATGATGTTGACATAAATATCTTTCAGGACGTCCGAGATGTTCTCCATAAGTGACGTGTCCGGGTTCTCAATTCCCTGGATGTCACCGACCAGATTTGAAATCTCCGGTTTAGCCGGGAACGTGATGAGCGGGGATTGCCAAATATTATCGGTCTCATTGGCGCACCAAAAAGAATATGCGCCGACCCGAACTTCCGCCGGGAGCGGTGGATCACTTCCAGGAACGGGGGCGGTCGACAAAATCGTAATTCGGATATTCGTCGGCGCCGGCGATCCGTGGTTAACCGTCCAGAGCCTGATACTTGTGACGTAATAACCCGATGCGCCCGTCTTGAATGACTGCGCCAACCTCGTCCGGGCCACATCGTCCTTTAATCCGATGCTTCCATTCCATTGCCAAGTCACCGTGTTAATCATAATGACTTCCGGGCCATCGATGGTCAGTTTGCCGCGCAATCTGAAGTGCAGATCGAGGCTTGGCTCCGACGTCCATACCCCGGCCGCGTTGATGGTGAAGGCGTTCCCATCCGGGCAAATGGGGGAGGACGGCATTTTGATGCCTATGTGGTTGTCCGGGTCCACCGCGCCAGTCCGCTCTATGACGAAATAATAGGTCGTGTTGGCAGCAAGATAAGGCGCTGAAATAATCGAAAATTCTCCGTTCGGGGGATCCGGAGCATAGTCCGCCCACTCCACCAGCGCCACGCCGTTATTCCTTATCTGGTCAATCGCATGAAGGCCGCGCCTTGAGAATTTATATTTCAAAGTCGTCGTATCGATGCAGATCGGCGTCACGTTTTTCAGTACGCCATAGGCCTCCGGGATTGCCTGCCCTTCCGCGTCGTCCTGGAGGTTCGGATAGGATGTCTCGCCAGCCGGGGCGGACTTCCAGTATTTGAATCTCGGGATCATGATTTTTAACATCGACTTATATGACCCCCGTCATGAGATCCTCGACGGTGATCTCGACCTCGTTCTCCGTCCACGTTATGTCGCCCGTCCAGCCATCCCAGAAGACGGCAAAGTCCGCGTCCGCCGCGCCGCTCTTACCGATCCGGGCCGTGAGCCTTTTCCCCTCGTAGATGTAATCGGTGAGGTCCGTGTCGAAGTATTTCTCGCCGTTTAGGAACTTCAGGCTCCCGAAGGTCTGTTTCGTCCCGCCCTCGTGGTAGCCTCCCGTCACGTAGGCGACCGGCGGAATCGAGTTCTTGCCGACGAGCGGAAGATAGGGTCTGCCTCCGAAGACGTAGGGCCGCGTTCCGAAGCGCCTCCAGAGATAGGCCGCGATGATAAAATTCCCGTTGCCCGGGTCAACTCCGCCCGCGACGTGAATGTAAAGGTAGTTGTCCGGAGTTGCTTCCCAATACCAGGTCGAGGGCGTCGTTCGACAGTTGGCCAGCGTGGCCTCTGTAAATATCGCCCCATTGACCTTGACCTGGCTCGGCTTGCCTTCGTGTTCTCCGAATTTGTCAGTATGCGTGTGAAGGATCCACCAGGCATCCGTTGCTCCGTCTCGTGTCCAGACGTGCGGTGTGTCGATCCTGTGGGCGATCTCGATGTAAACGAGGATAACGCTGTCCTGGTTCACCTCACCGGGAGTGTAGGCCATCAGAGCTCGTCCCTGAATAGGAGGTTCGTCTCCCAGAGCCGGCCGTCGATCGTGGAGGGGAAGGCGATGTATTCCAAGAAGTGCCCGTAGACCGTGCTGGCGATTTCGTCCGTCGTGTCGATGCAGATCCAGAGCGCCTTTTTTATCCCGCATTCCATGTCGATGGCCGCATAGGCCAGGGCGTCCGCCGCGCCGACAATGGCGACGGGCAATTCAAAGACCCAGAAAACCGGCCGCTCGGTCGCCGATGCCTGGCCCCCGTCAGAATAACTGGTCGCAGTGTCGCTATCCGGCCATCTCTTCCATTGCGTCCTATAGGTCCTCACCGGCTCGAAGTACGGCCCGATATAGACGCGCGAGGCCGAGAGGTAGGTCATCGCGCCCCCGCCGGCGGACATTTTGAGCCTCCACCATTGGTAAGTCTCCGCCGCGGCCAGGAAAACGACGACCCGCTTCGCCGCGGCCATCGTCGCCGTGATCGTTATGACGTTCTCGTAGGTCGTATGCTCGAGCGCCGTCGGGTCCGAGGCGTGGGCCCCGAGTTCAATGGTCATCCCCGCTATGAAGTCCATGTTCTCTAGGACAAACGCCTGGACGGGTTTCGTCGCCCACAGGGCCCCGAAGTCGGCGATGACCCACTCGCCGGCGGCGATGCCGACGCTCCTCCAGTCCACGGTCTTCCATCGGTTCTGAAGCTGCTCCACGGGGAAGTCCGCCGCCTCGGAACTCGCCGTCACGACCGCGGAGTCAAAGTGGTTCAGCCACATGAACCTGAGCTTTTTCACAGCCATCACGCACCCCCGATGGATCGCGGCGGTATCAGCCGGTTAGACCGCTGGTATTGCGAGTGGAGCCATTCGACCCGGCCGTTCGCGATCCGGAGCATACGCTCGTCGAGTTTCTTCCCATCCAGGTAGAACGGGATGGTCAGATTGACGGGGGCGGGCGTTAAGCCGCCCAGCTGGGATCCCCGGAAGATGTATTCGGGATCGCTCTTCGTGCCGTGGATGACCATGAGTTGCGTCTGTGTCGAGATGGCTCCGGACGCCCCGCCCGGCAGGGGGAGCTTTTTCTCTATGCTTTTGAGGAATTTCACGACCTCGCTCAGATAACCTTTGGAGGCTATCGTCTTCAGGTAGTCTGCGGAGGACTTCAGGTAATCCTTCGAATGCTGGACGGCTGTACTGATCGCCCAGAGAGCCTTTTTCATGGCCTCCAGTTGCCCACGGTTATCGATCGTCAGGTCCCTGAGTTGCGTCAGGAGGGAGATTTGGTTGTCCTGCCGCTCGACGACGCGGCCCATGCCGTCGCCGGCGCCGGTGCCGCTAGCCCCTCCTATCAATCGTTTCAGGGTTGCTATGGTTGCGAAAACCCCGACGGCAATTAGGCCCACCACGACCAGGGCCGGGGCCGCTGCCGCGAGGATCGTCGCGGCCGAGGCGATGGCCGTGGCCAACGTCACGATCGCCGCGCCGACGCCCGCCGCGAGTCCGGAGATGAATCCGCCGATCCCAGCCCCGATTCCCGATATGAACTCCCCGATCGTCGCGCCCAGGCCCTTGACCTTCCCGCCGACCCCGTCGAGCGCGCCGCCGACGGAGTCCTTCCCCTTCCCGACGAGCTTCGATGCCAGGTCCCCGATAAGACTACCGACGGGCGTGAACATCTTGGTGAGAAAGATCGTTGCCATGTTCTCGCAGGCCGTTGCGAAGATCCCCTTGACCTTAAACCAGAGGCTGTTCTGCCTCGTCTCCTCCGCCCTCGCCTGGGCCTCCCGAGCCGCGTCCTCCTTGACCCGGATGGCGTCCAGGTCGGCCTGGTGCGCGTTCTGCAGGTCGAGGAGTTTCTTGAGCCCGGCCGCGCGTATGGCCTCTATCTTCCTCTCTTCGGCCTCCTGCCGCGCATATCTCGCGTCCTCCCGCGCCCGGTCGCGGGCGACCTTCGCGTTCTCCCTGGCGATTTCCCTGGCGAGTTTTGCGGCCTCGAATTTTCTCTCCAGCGCGTCGAGCGCCGCCTCCTTCTGGGCCTCCGTCATCTTGCTGTTCTCGATCGCCTTCCTGTCGCGCTCGTACTGGCCCTCGTATTTCCGGTCCTCGGCGTCCTCGTGGCGGCTTCTCGCCCGGTCCTCGTCCTCCTCGGCTCGCGAGATCGTTAGTTCCTGTGCACGGTAGGCCTCGTTGGCCGCGTTGATGGTGGCTTCGCTGCTCGCCTCCATCAGGCTTCTGGTCTTCTCATAGGCTGAGGTGGCCGCCTTGACCATCTCGTCGTAATAGGAACTGTCGAACTTGACCGCTTTGGGCGCGGCCCCGAAAAGCCCCTTGATGTCGAACGCGCCGATGATGGTCGAGGCGATATCCCGCATCGAGTCGGCGATGACCGTGGAGCACTCCTGCCAGACAGTCTTCGTGGCGTTGGCCGCGTCCTTGCTTGCCGCGGGGATATTCTGCAGGTGCGCCGGGAGGTCCTTCATGGCCAGTTTTTCGAAGTCCTTCTGCATCTCGTCTCGGAGGTCCTTGAATTCCTCGGACATGGCGGCGGCGACCTCCTCTGCCGTCAGGGGAAGGTTGTCCACTGTCGCCATGAGCGCCTGGAACGTCTTGTCGAGGTCGACGATGGTCGGCTTGAGCCCGCCGAGCTTTTCGGTGGTCGCCTTGAGCGACTCCGCGATGTCCTCCATCCCGGCCTTGTAGTCCGCCGCGCTTATGGTGCCGGCCGCCCTGGCCTTCGTGAGCGCCTCCTCCTGTTTGAGCGCATCGGCCATCGCCCCCCTCAGCGGGTTGTATTTGCTTATGATCGCCTGCGCGGCCTCGGCGAGTTTCTTCTTGACCTCGATCGCCTTGAGTTCGTCCGCCGTCAAAATTCTGGTAGCGGTTCCGGTCTCGTTAATTGCGGGTATGAGTTTTTTATTTTGATCTGCCAGAGCGGCCGCCTTCCCATCCGCTTCCCGCATCCATTTCACATATGCCGCCCAATTATCCCGGCCCGCCTCCATCGCAGCCTGCACTTCCCGCATTTGAGGATGAAGATTTTTAAGGCTGGCGACGAAATCATCCGCTTCTTTTCGGGCCGCTTTTGACTGTTCCTTGAATGGAATTTCGCCGGTTTGAAAAAATAGCGATCCCTTCATAATGTTGCTGGCATCCTGGATTCCCTGGGCCGCCTTCCCCGCATACTCGATAACTTTAGCGACGGTGTTGACGAACTTGGGGAGGAACTCGGTAAGGGCCGAGGACGCACCCTCGATCCATTCCTTGAACTCCGGCGAGGCCGCTAGCTTGTCGATCCAGGCTTTCAGATCCTTGATCGCATCCCGGACGGCCTCGTTCTTTATGACCGCCGTGCCCGCGGTCTCTAGGAGCTCGCCCCAGGAGATTTCAAGTTGCTTCAGCGATCCTCCGAAGGTCTCGGTCTCCTTCGTCGAGCGCGTGTATAGTCTTTCGAGCTGGCTCAGGATGGAGGCCTGCTTCTGCTCCGCCGTCATGTTCTCGGAGACTCTGATGCCGACGCGGCCGAGCGCCCCGTATTGCCCGCCCAGCGCCTTCTCGACTATCTTCATCGCGGATTGGAGGTCTACCCCCATGACCGTCGCCAGGCCCATCGCGCCCTTGGTCGCCCGGTCGATCCCCTTCTGGTCGAGGTTCACGAACGTCAGGATGAGCGCCTGCGCGGCCTCGATCTCCTCATCGGTGTAGGTGGTCAACGCCATCTGGGCCTCGGCGAACTGGAGGTAATGCTGGATGTTCCCCTCGACGGTCCGGCCCGAGATCTCGAGGGCCGTCCTTAGGTTGTTCTCAGCCTTCTCCTGATCGATCGCGCCTTTGATTGCGGTCTCGCCGACGTCCTTTAGTGCCTCGTAGGCCTTCTTGAGGAGGTCGACGGCGATCTGGCCGGCGGCGAACTGCTTCCAGAGCCCCCCGAGCGTCTTGTCGGACTTCCCCGCCCCCTTCTCGACCCCGTCGAGGGCCCGCTCCGTCTCGTTGAGCTGCTTCGGCGCGCCGTGGGTGTCCGCGTATACGTCTATCCTGACGTCAGGCATCGGAGTCCTTCTTCGCTATGTCCATCGCGTGTTTGTAGATCATGTTCATCTTCTCGAGGAAGAATGGCCTCTCGGCCGGGGGGATCTCCAGGTCTCTCATCATTTCCGGCATCAGCCCGAATTCCCTGACGAACTGGTTTACCGACTCGTTGAAGAACCCGTACACCGCCGTCGAGTGGTCATCGAGCGGCGGCGGGTTCTGCTCCGGACGGTCGCCCTTGCCTATCTGCCCCAGTTCGATCGCGTTTCGCCAGGTCCGCTCCCAGAGCAGATAGGCCCTCAATTTTTTCGGAAATTCTCGTGGTCCCTTATGATCGTCAGCAGGTTGATCCAGAGGAATTGAGAGTCCGACTTCTTCTTCGAGGCGTCCGCCGGCTCCTCCTGGCCCGGGTCGAAGCCGGTCGGAAGGGCCGCCTCGGCGGGCTCGATGCGTCTCTTGACCTCCTCCCACATCAGTGCGTCCTTGAACCACGGCTTCATCTTCTCCTCTTCCGTGCAGGGGATCGGCTCCCCGTTTAGGGTGAGGTCCCATCCGATCACGTGCTGCATGATGATGGGGATGATCTTCTCGAACACCGGCCAGAACTCGGAGACGTCCGCCTTGTCGAGTTTGAGCTTGTCGATCGAGGGGACGCCGGCGAACGCGAGGAACCCCTCGAGCTGCCCCTTGCGGAAGAGCGGCCTCAGCTGGAGCCTGACGATCGGCGGGTCGATGATGTCCGTGTCGAGTTCGAACTCCTCCCAGACCGATGGACTTGGAAATTTCAGTTCGCCCATGCTTGACCTCCTGTGAATTGTCGGAAGGGCGGGCCGGGCGGCCCGCCCCCCGTTTGGTTTCGCTTACGCCAGGTAGTCCGTCGCCTGGAGGTTGACGAGCTCGAGGAAGGGCCGCGTGTAGGCGCTCATGCCCGTCGGGCCCGTCGCGGCCTGCTCCGCCTCGAGAGTGATGACCGTGCTCATCGCGTCGGCGAGCGGGGCCGCCGGAGGCTCCACGAACTTCAGCCGCGGGAACCCGAGCAGGAGGCTATACTTGACCCCGCCCCCCGCGTTTAGGTCCGACGTGAACGCCACCGTGAGCTTCTGGGCCTCCTTGGAGTTGAACGACGCGAGGTACGCGAGATTGGCCGGCGCCGTCCGGGGAATCGTAAGCTTGATGCTCATCTTGAACGCCTTGGCGTCCTGCGACTGGATGATCCCCTCGTCCCCCGCCGCATGGTAGGCGTCGAGGACCCTCTCGTAGTCAATGTCGACTTCGCTTATCTGCAGGACGTCCCCGACGGCCAGCGCCCCCGCCCCCTGGAGGTTCATCCAGATCGCCCCGTGCCCGAACCTGACGATGTTCGCCACGTCCGCATAGGTCAGGGCGTCCATCTCCGTCGCCCCGTTGACGCCGCCGTCGACACAATGGTTTCCCCTGAGCGATATGGTGCCTTTGAGCAGCCCCTTGGCGATCTTCAGCGAGAGCTTGAAGGGCACGGCGGATGGGATCTCCCGGACGACTCCGGGCCGCTCGACGGCGAACGTGAAGAACTTTTCGACGTAATCCGCCCAGGTGAAGACGTGCTTCATGGCCACGCCGACACCCGTCCCGTCGGAGACGTAGTTCAGGGACCCCGTCAAATCGGTCTCGGCGTAGCCGCAGAGGACCGAGATGTCGAGCGCATGGTTCGTGCCCGTCGCGAACAGGAGCGAACAAATGGTGGTCGTGACGCCGAGCGTGAACTTGTTGGTCGTGGGGTTATAGGTGCAGGCCCAGACCAGCGTTTTGCCCTGGATAGCATTGAGCGCGAGCGCGATGGCCGTGGCCAGGGTCGCCCCCGTGTATGTGCCGGCCGGCACGGTCGCCGTCAATTCGGGGGGCGTATCCGAGCCCTCCTTCACGTTGACCTTGTCGTTGACCCCCGTGACGACCTCGAACACCGGCGTCGGGGCCCCCGCCACGCCAAAAAGGCCCGCGATGAGCGATCCCAAGGGGCCGGGATCATACCGCATCGCGAACTCGGGCGAGAAGTCGACCGGCTCGATGAGCCCCAGGTCCCCGTCGAGCGGCATTATGGCGTCGATGTCATCGCGCGCCTCGTAGGGTCGCTTGGGGGAAGGGTTCCCGTCGTTCTCGATCAGGATCCCCTTCTCGACCGGGAGTGCCGTGCCCCAGTCGGCCCCTTTTATCGCGGCCGCCGCGTAGAACCTCTTGCTTGGATAGGTGGGTGTCGTCATGTTTGCCTCCCGCCGCTTTGCCTCGCGGCCTTCTCTTTCCTTTCGGGTTTAGGGGCCTGGCCTTCCTCGGGCACCATCCTCGCCCGGCCCGACCTGACCCATTCCCTCACGACGGCCGGGGGCCATGCCTCCGCGTCGTGCTCCTTCCCTTTCTCAAGTCGCGGCCCCATGCGCGGGAAGGCTGAGTCCCGGAGCCATACGAATTTCGCCATGTTTCACCTCATGCGAGTCTTCTGATGTAGTCGGCCGTGAAGGCCAATTTCGATATTAGATAATCATCGAGATATTTCTGCGCGGAATCGTCCGAATTGAGCGCGAGCAGCGGGCACGAATCAAGTGCCATGATCGCCGCATCGTTGACGATGCCGTCCTCGATCGCCTGCCTGTCGTCCAGGGCGATCTTATATGCCGCCCGGGCGTCCCGCTTCGTCTTGTAGGCTATCCAGATCAGGATCTCCTCCCTCGGGTTCGCCAGGTTGTCCATGCCGTAGCGATTCTCGAGGATATGGTTCTCGATCCTGAAGGCCTTGTCGATCACGGAGTCCGGGACCCCGTCGAAGTCGAACACGGAGTTCGTCGCCTTGAAGCTCAGCGCGGCCATCCGCGCCTCGATGGCCTCGATGATCGCCCGGATCTTGCTCGTCGCCATCGTCTCACCTGATCAGCGTCAACTGGCCGAGTCCGCTTTCCTCGTCGGCCTCGATCGACCCGCTCTCGTCCTCGTCGTATTTTATCTCGAGCGCCGCGAACCTGGCCGCGAAGATCGCGGCGTATTTCTCGTACCGCTTCCACCAGACGTCCTCCGGGTCCTTGGAGAAATTGAAGAAGATCATCTCGAAGGTCTTGATGACAACGAGTTCGCGGACCTGGGAACCGTCGATGAGCATCGCCGGCCGCTTGCCCTTGTCCTTTATGAGCCGCTTGACCGTCCTGAACGCCTCGGCGATCTGGCCGCTGTAGCTCGTCGTTCCGGCCCAGATCTCGTCCGCCAGGAGCGGGAAGTAGGCCTTCAGGTCGTCGTCAACAACGTCGCAAGCGAGCGGCGTCAGGACGACGTCGAAGAAGAATGTCGCCCGATAGACGACCGTGGCGATCATGTAGTTGATCTCTATGATGGCGTTCTCCCAGAGTTCCGCCGTCTTCGCCGCCGCGAGCAAGTAGGTCAGCGGCCCGGCCGTCTCGACGTTCATAGCAGTCGCCGCCAGGACCTCCGTGCCGGCGGGATCGCGGACCGTGACCGTGGCCGACGTCGGCTTGACGATCACCCCCGCCGAGTAGACCTTCGCCTCGATCGGGAAGGCCGCGCTCCGGGGCGCCTGGTCCTCGGTCAGTTTCACGATGTAGCTCATTTCCCGCGCTTCCCCTTCTTGTTCGGTTCGAAAATCTGCTCCGCCCTTTCCCTTTGTTTGCGGTCGGCCCTGCTCGCGTAAACCGGGGCCTCCGCTTTCTCCGGGATCTTTTCGGGGATGACGATGGGCGCCGGCGGACCGGCCCCCGCGTCTTTGATTTCGCTTGCGGGCTCGACGATCCGGCAGCCGTTCCTGGCCGCCAGGAGCAGGGCATCCGCCCTCGAGCTCGTCGACCCCTTCCCCTTGCAGAAGTCCACGCCGCCCATGAACCCCGTGAACTCCGACCCTGGAATCTCGAGGATATAGACGGTCACGTTCCGGCCCCTACTTTTCGGGCGTGGTGACAAACATCTCCCAGGTCACGGCCGCCGTGCCGACGATCCCGACGTACCGGACGTATTTCTGGCTCGCCCGGAAATAGAGTTCGTAGAGACCGACCGCGGTGATCTGCGAGAAGACCGCGTTCGGGATGTCGGTGCCGCCGGCGTCATCGTCATGGTCCTCCAGGTGGACGTCGAGCGTGCCGTTGGACGCCACGACCGTGACATTGATGACGGCCTTGACCAGGCCCGTCGGCCCGATTGCCTTCCCCACGCTCGTTACGGTCCCGACCCCCTGCAGGGCGCTCGACTTGAGGACGAGCTCCTCGTCCTTTATGATCGTGGTTTGTTCGTGAGTCATGTTTTTCTCCTGATATAATCTCTTTTTCTCCGCCCTTGGAATCCCCGGAAATCAGCCGTTTCTCTTTACAGGATTCCGCTCAGCTTGAGGATGCCCTTCAGCCTGGCCGCGCACCGGGGATGGAACATGGCGATCCCGATCAGCCACTCCAGCCGATACCGGAAGACGGGCTTCACGTCGATCTCGCCGAGGTCGATGCCCTCGGGCTCGCCGTTCTGGAGGCCGCACACATACTGGTCGATGCCGAACTTGAAGGCGTAGGCCGACGCCGTGGTGCCGGTGGACGACCCCTCGGTCTCGTCGAAGCCGAGGATGGTGTTCCCCAGGTGGTCCTTGTCGACGATGCCGACGGGGATCCCGTTGAAGAGCCTGATGCGCTCGCCCCACTGGTTCTTGTCGACGGACAAGATGTTGCTCGCCGCGTAAAGCGCGTCGACCTGGCGGTCGAACGCCTTCCCCCAGACCAGGAGATCGGGCTTCTCGTCCAGGGCGTCGATCAGGACGAGGAGCATGTTCTTGGTGAGCTCCTCGCCGATCGTGCCCGAGCCGTCTGCGTGGATGAGCTGGGCGCCCGTGATCCGTTTGTTGACCCCGTCGAACCCCTTGACGTTGGCCGCCTCGTCGCCGTCGAAGAACTCCTTCGTGAAGCTGAGCGCGGCCGCCTTGGACTGCATCAGGATGTCCGTCGACCGCCGGGCCGACCCGTACATCTTGACGAGCGCCTTGTCCGTGTCCATGTCCCCGCCCATGATCTTGATCTTCTCGGTCAAGGGCAGGAGGACCCCGACGCTCTCGTTGTACGCCTCGTTGATGCCGCGGAATCCGATCCCGGGCAGGACGCTCTCCTGGTTATAGGCCAGGGCGTTCCCCACGATGCTCTTGAAGGGAAGGGCGTCCAGAATGACGGAGGACTTGGCGAACGTCTCGATGACGCCGCTCAAAATCGGGTCCTGCGTTTGCTTGCTGTACTCAATGAGAGTCTGCATGGTTTTTCTTCTCCCTTTCGGGGGCCGGTTTTATTTCTTCTTTTTCCCCTCGAGCCCCCTGGTTATCCGGTCCAGCACGCTTTCGCCCGCCGGAGCCGGTTGTAAGATTCCCTTGAGGTGCGGTTTCGGCGTTCCTGGGGGCGGCGTACCGATCTGCTCGGGTTCTTTGAAGAGGTCCGGCTTGGCTTTTGCCAGGGCCGCAACCGCCTCCTTCGCGCCCTCCACGGTCTCCAGATCTTCCGAGACCTTGACCCCCGTCCTATCGACGGCCAGGACCACCACGTCCGGGTAGATCGCGTTCAGGGCGATCGCCTCGTTCTTGATCGTCAGGTCCGCCAGCCTCCGCTTGAAGTTGGCCAGATCCGTCGCACCCTTTGTCACCGCACTCTCGGACAGTTCCTTGAACTTGCCCTGTTCCTTCAGGGCTGCGTCCTTCGCCTCGCCCTCGGCCTTCTCCTTGGCCTCGAGCTTCAGGCGGTAGGCTTTCGCCTCCTCGTTTGCGGCGCGCTTCGCCGCGAGCAGGTTCTGGACCGCGTCCGGGTCCTTCATCAGCTCAGCGATCTTCGGGTCGAGCTCGGTCTTCTTGGCCGCGTCCTCGGCTGCCTTTCTGTCATCCTCGGTCTTCTTGGCCGCATCCGCCGCCTTCTGAGTGGCGATCTCTTCCGGTATAGGCATCTTGCCCTCCTATAATTTATCCGCCCGCCGCTCCGCGCGGCCTAGCTCTTTCATTAGGCGTCGCGTTTTTCTTCATTGCAATAGGCGCCGCAGTTTTCTTTTTCATCCAGCGCCTCATCTGCCCCGTGGCGCGGCGATCGCGCTCGGCCTGAAACTGGATCACCTTCCCCCTTCCGTATTTATTCGGAACGATTCTGAACCGAAAGCGGTGAACCAGGCCGCAGTCGCAGCAGGCAAACTTATAGCTTTTCGGCGGATATCGAACGGGCTTGACCCACGCCCCGACTTCCGGACAGGCATAGCGCGACGTGGTCAATGCTCCATTCTCGACTGCTGGTTGTGAACGACCACGTCCATCTCCGGATATGTCTCTATCCTTGGCCGGCAGAAGCATTGCCGTCCTCGTTCCGCGTGGCCGAAGCTATTCGGATGCGGCACAACGTGGACGGTCTCGGTCTCCCGGTCCTCGACGACCTTCCATTTGGTCTCCGGAACGGCTGCCATCATTTCCCCCTCGCGCCCTTCGCCAGCTCGCCGATCGGATCGTCGTAGTGCTTCTTGGTGAGCTTCTGCACGGCCGAGGGCGCCAGGTTCATAAACTCCCGCTGAGGCTGCTTCCCCGTGCCCGTCGTGTGGATCTGGGCGAGCATATCCGAGTTCGCGCCGCCCTTCTCACCGACTGAGCCGACGAGAACTGCGCCATGCCGCGCGTCCCTGACCTCCGTCTTGATCGCCCCGAGCATCGTCCCGGAAAGTTTCAGGTTCGGCCGTCCGGTGGCGGTCATCCCTTTTTTCTTCTTGGCATACTTCTCCGAGTACGGTTTGAAGCCGCGCCCCATGTAGTCCAAGCCGCTCGCGGTTTTTATGAGAATGATGTCCTTAATGTCCGCGACGATCCCGGCCATCGGCTTCGTGGAGGCCAGGAACGCCTCGATGCCCGCGAACATCCGCTTCACCTCGGCGACGCCCGTGATCTTGATGCTCATCGGCCGCTTACTCCGAGCTTCTTAATAATCTTTCGCAGATATGCCTCGACCTCGAAGACGCCCATGTCGTAGATCTCGGGCGGGAGCGGGCCGTAGTTCGCGTTCCACTCCTCCATGACGTCTTTCAGGCCCTGCTCCGACGGACCGATCTCGACGATGGACGGGAGCTCCGATCCCTCCTCGCCGCGGAGCCTGACCATCTCGGAGATCTCCGGGAGCTCGTCGAGGGCGTCCTCCGGAACGAGGATGCAATGGCAATCGTCCTCGCAATACCGCGCGGAGCTCCCGGGGAGCCCCCATTCGGAGTCGGCCCACTCCTCGTAGGTCATCGGATCCTGCTCCGCCGCGTCGACGCAGATCGGGCAGGGGTTCGATGAGCAGATCACGTTCCGGAGGAGGACCGCTTCGGCCATCATTTGATCTCTCTTGTGTAGGCCGCGATGTGGATGCGGTTGATGAGGCCGGCGACCTCGCGCTTTATGGCCTTGTTGAGCGCCTCGCGCTCCATCGCCCAGCGGGAGAGCGGGTTCTCGCGGATGATCTTGATGGCCTCGATGCTCATATCCGCCGCCTTGTTCTCGGCCACGAATATGTGCATCTTCGCCGCGTACTGCTCCAGGAGGAACCGGACCTTGATCCGGAAGATTTCGAGCTGGACGTTCTTTTCAGCCATTCATGGAGTCCGCGAGTTCGAGGCCGAGCCTTACCGCCTCTTTGGCGCCCTCGAGGATGTCCTGCGCGAGCGCGTCCGCGTACTCGGCGGCGTACGCCTTGCCTTCCCTGCCGAGCAGCCGCGCCTCATCCATCAGCCGGAACCGGAGGCCCGCGCGCTCCGCCATCTTGTTCTCTATCTTCTGGACCAGCAGGACGTGGGCCTTGAGTTCGATCATCTCTTCCTTGTCTTCTTCGTTGGCTTGAAGCCGTGCTTGACGGCCTGTGCGAAGCGTTCGAAATTGGCCCGTCTCTTCTTGGATTTGAAGTGGAAGATCTTCCCCGACGACATCCTGAGCCCGCGCTTGCCGACCTTCATGCGACGCCACCCTCCGTCCCCGCCCCGGCCGCGCCCTGCTTCTTCCCGCCGGCGCTCATGATGAAGTCGAGCGCCTCGTCGAGCGATGGGTTCGCCTCCCGCGTCGCCTTGAGCTTGTTCAGGTTCTCGAGGATCGTCTTCTCCGCCAGCTCGACGTCCGTTATGTCGGGATTAAACCTCTGGTAGAACTGGCCGAGACCGATGATGCCGCTCTTCAGGCGCTTGCCCTCTAGGTCAATCTCATAGACGGGATCCTCTGGGAACTCGATCTCCGCAAAGTCCACGGCAAAGACCGCGGTCTCGGGGATCTGATCCCATCTGAACCAGCCGGCGTGCGCGTTGTTGACGATCCGCGTCATCCCGAAGAGGTCCGTCTCGAGCCGCGCGTACGCGGGCGCCTGCTCCTTCCGCTGCTCGAGGAGCGCCATGTTCCTGATCTTGAGCGCCCTCCCCGACATCTCGCTTATCGAGAGCGACCACATGTCCGCCGATATCCCGTAGTTATTGATGATCATGTTGACGTCGCCGACGAGCGACGCATCGAGCTTGTCGATCGCGATCTGGAGGTCGAGCGTCCCGATCTGCGCATCCGCGCCTTGGAGGTGCAGCATCGTCAGCGGGTCCAATCTTTGTTTGTTCGGGACGTTCAGCTCGTCGCAAATGGTGTATATCTGCTTGAAGCTCGCAGTCTTGAAATAGTAATCTCTGAGCGTCATCTTCCAGCCGATACCGACCGCCGCGCTGTAGAGGTCCCGGCCGGAGTCCTGATCCCAGAAGGAGCCCTCGGGATGCTGCCTATGGGAGACCACGGCCGGAATGATGAAAGCCCCGCTACGGTCGCGGTACGGGTAAGGGAGGCCGTTCCCCGACCCGTCCGGAGCGTAGATCTCCGAGATCGTGCGGAATTGGCCGTCGAGGATCACATGGTTCCCGTTGACGTCCCAATAGGCATAGCGAATGTCCGCCGATGTCGGAGTGTTGACCGAGGTCAGTTGGTATATGAGGGCGTCCATCTTTGACGGATCGTTCGGGTCCTGGATGATAGTGCAGATGTTCGGCGTGATAATGTCATAGCAGATTCGTCCCTCGCGCGCCGCGACCACGATGATGATGTCGTTCAGGGCGTTGGTCAGCCGGTTCACCTTCCGCATCCGGGCGTCGATGTCCGCCTCCCTCTTGATGACCTCATACCGATCGCTCTCCACGTCAAGCGTGCGCTGGGCGTCGGCCTTGTAGATCATCGAGATCTGGTTCACGACGCGCTTGAATACGTTCTGGCTCTGGTTCACGTGGTACTGGAGGTTCTCGTAGTTCTCCTTGCAGAAGAGTTTCGAGAGGACGTCCTTGATGATTTCCTCGTAGTCGTCCGAGTAGATGCAGAGCCGGTTGTCGGCCTCCTCCTGGCGGTCCTTCTCGGCCCTCCACTTTGCGGCCAGGAAGCTGTTGACGACGGTCTGTGGGACTATTGATTTGAACATGTCACGCCACCCCACAAGAGGATTTCTTTACCGGGAACCTGTTGATGAAGAACTCGCCGAGCGCGTCGATCCAGTGATCGGAGATCCCATCCTTCAGCGGCATTTCGCTCTGGATGTTATCCTTGGGATCCGGATAGCGGTATATATCAAACGCTTGGATGAGATTCACGCACACGGGGGAGATGAATAACTTAATGTTTCGAAGCCACTTCCTGATTTGGTTGACTCGGTCCTGAATCACCCCGGCGTATTTGTTCCTGTACTTGACCACGGCATAGCCGAAGACGGCCCTGAGTTCAGAGACCGATGATGTCCCCAGAGCCTCATTCCGGGCATCTCCGGCTGGATCACAGCCAATGAGGGTCGGGCGCGCGGGCTTGGCGGCGTTGATGATGTACTTGGCGATCTCCGGGATCGCCGTCTCGCGCCTTGCGTACTCGCCCCAGACGTAGACGTTCTCCTTCGCATCGACATTGATGAAGAGGACGACGGTCGGCGCGCTCCATCCGAAATCCATCCCGTTACAGTATTCCATCCCAGGATTGAACTTGATCGGTTCCTTCGTCACGTGCTTGTCGCGACTGAAATCACCAAAGACCTGGCCGCCGAACGTCTCGAAGGACGCCTCGTACTCCTGGCGGAAGACGCGCGGGTCCATGTCCCGGCGAGCGCGGTCTAATTCACTTTGCAGAAGCGTCCCAGCCTCCGATGTTTTGACATAAAAGGTCTTCCAGTCTGGATGTAAAAGGTTCCCGTCTTTATCCCTTTTGCCTTCCAAGATTGCAAGATCATGAAAATGGTCAAATCCCTTCGGCGTACCAATAAACATACATGGGGCCAGATAATCAGATGTCCTAGGGGCTAGCACTTCCTCCCACACTTCACGTTTTTGGCTTGGAACCTCATCCTGCGCGAGCCGCCTCAGTTTGACCCCGCGCAGACTGTCTGGCTTATCGCCGCCCTTGAGTTGAATCCATTGGCCGCCGATCAACTCGATAGACATGTCGCCCTCGTAAATCCGGCGAACCAATCCTTGCTCTTGAAGCGGCCTGATGTTATTTTTGAGCATGCCCCAGGCGATATCTTCAGCCTGTGCATAGGTTGGACCTATATACCAACTCATTGAATCGCCAAGCCTCATGTCGTCCTGCGGGGCTTCTGTGCTCAGCCAATCGATAGCCAATTTCGTCTTCCCGGAGCGTGCGCCGGCGACGATGACCTTGAAGCGATGAGGATCATTCTTGACACGCTTCTGCCACGGCAAAAGCTCATAGGGCAGGACGATGTCTCGATAAACCATTTCTGTCTGCATCGGCTATTCCTTATCCTTGCCCTTATTCTTGGGGTCCTCATAGACGAAGCGGTACGTCACGTTCTCAGGGAAGACGGGGACTTGGTTCTTGAGGATGCCGAGATGTTCGGAGAGGGTTCTGAGGTTAGTTGTCTTATCGTGGAATTTAAGGGTTCGCTTGTCAGACAGAACCATCTCAGCATCAGGCTTGTCCGCAGTGCCTTTCACTTCCTTGATGATTCGATCTTCTCGAATCTCGGAGACGGCTCCGGACCATCTCCCCATTTCCTTGAAGGTCTTCATTTCCAGTTGCCCACCTTCGAGCGTGTTGTAGGCATATTCCGGCTTAAAGAAAGCAAGGGTAGCAATCTCTTGAAGCACCCTATCAGCTGTGATCTCAAGGCGTGCCCCCCGCTTTCTCATCAGCTTCCGGACAATTGCCTGGATGTTAACATTTCTTAACAGTCGAGACGCGGCTGCTGAAGCGGCCTTTTTCGCGCCTCCAGCCCGTTTATAAGCAGCGGTTCCATTGAGATCGATGAGATATTCCTCAACGAACCGCTGGCGGAACGGGGACAATTTTTTCATTTTGCCTTTTTGAGTTCCTCGATTTGCTTCGCCAGCTCGCCCACTGCTCTATCGAGGGCCTGGATGTTCTGCGCGTTCTGCTGGGTCTGATAAAGCACCTTTGCGTTCTCGATTCCGTAATTGATCTTTAGAATCTCAAGGCCCACCCACAGGCAGAACAGTATGAGAAGGCCCCCGACAATGAGAGCCTTCAGGCTGATGCTAACTTTCTTATCCATATTCAGTTGTAGAGGTTTATATACTTGACCCCATCTGGCGTATGCACCGTGAGGGAGCCGTCAACCTGGGTATGAGATGTACCGCTATCGAGCAAGAACCCACCATCCGCCGTAAAGTCAAACAGGTAAGTCATTAGGGTAGGTTCGATCTGGAACGCACCGTCTATAGCCACGCCCGCGGCCTTGGTCATGTGCATCATATAATGAGCCGTCGAAGCCTTGGTGACACAGGCATCGTCCAGTACCATGACGAACCGACTCCCCGCCGAGGTCGCGCCCGCATAGTCGGTCAGAGCGGCCTTGAGGCCCGTGATCCAATGATTCCCCCTGGACTGCGTATAAGCGGCAGGGACCTGGGCATAGGCAGAAACGCCGACCAGTTCACCATAATCATTAATACCCGCCGATGCCGAGAAGTCGCCCGCAACTGTGTTCTGGTTCCAGGTCGGGGTCGCAACGTCACTCCGTCCCCTGATTCGGATGGAGGCAAAGTTACCTGTGGCCGAAGTGTTGGCGAGGAGCATCTTAACGCCAGCTGCGCCGGCCGTCGAAAACTTTAGCCAACTCGTGCCGGTAGTAATGAGTGATCCGGCCGTCCCCGCAGGGGCAAACTCGGTTGTGAACGAAAGCGGTGTCGCACCCGTGAGGATGATCCCACCGTCAGTCTTGATGACGCCCGTGTTGTCCCAGTAGCGGTCGGCCGTGAAGCCGAGATACTTCCCGGGCACCTGGCCCGTGAGAACCCCGATCCCGAGCAGTATGAAGACTGTCAGGATCGCGAAAGATAATCGCTTTTTCATGATGCTTACCTCCGAATTGTATTTATTCTTCGCCCATCGGCGTTAGAATGCATTCTCCTATGACAATTAGCACGCATATCATCCCTACCCCTTCCGCTCCAGGAGCCTGTCGATCTTGCCGTCGATGCGGGCAAGCCAGCCATAGGTGTTCTTCTTGGATTCTTCGAGGGCGGAGATCGCCTCCCCATGCTCCCGGCACGTCTCGCCCTCGCCCGACTTAGGGTTCTTCTCCAGCTCTTCGATTTTGGCCTGCACGCTTCCACCGTTCCCATTCGCGTAACGCGGCTTCCCGCGGATCACACCGATAACAAAAGGCACACCCTTGTAAAGGAGAAGCGTTGCCGCGCTTGATAGGAATGCCGTAGGCACGACGACGGTTACGCTTCCCTGCTTCGCTGTCTCGACCACCGCCTGGAGTAGGTTCATCATCACTTCCCCTTCAGCGCTGAATATCCGATATAGCCGACCGCGGCGACGATGAGGCCCGATTTCAAGGTCCCGACAAGTCGGGTAGAGATCAGCCTCACTTTGAGGGCGCTGATTTCGGTTCTTGATATTTCATGAAGCCGGACCTCGTTTTCGTACTTCTGCTTCCAGGATTCGCTTATCACAACCTTAGCGTCGAACTTCGCAGCCCATGCCGTGATCTGTTTATCCTTTTCGGCGATGGTTTGCTCGGCCAGGTTGAACTTCTCGGACCATGCCGCAACCTCGGCGCGGAGAATCGGGACTCGCTCGGCATCCGTCTTTGCGGCGGCGAGTTTCGCGTCGAGTTCGGCGAGGTCGGAATCCTTATGATCAATGGCATCGGTCAAATGACCAACCTGCGCGGTCGATGCAACAATGGCCTTGTCCTTCTCGGCAATCACTTTTTCTTTTTCCGCGATGGTCTTATTGAGAATCTCGGCGTCGACTTTCGCGATTCTTAGAGCCTCTTGATATTGACCTTCGAGGCGCGAGTATTTATCACCGATCCGACAGGCCCGGCCAAAAGCAATGAGCGCGACGACAAGCGCAAGTCCTGCCCCGACGTAGACGGCGTATTTCTTCATGCTCCGGCCTCCCCGTAGAGCCAAATCATTCTCTGAGGAAGCATCGTATCGACGTCGACGTGGATGAAGTCCTTGCCGATCCCGATCCGCGTCACCCCAAGTCCGATGAATGTCCGAATCAGGTCATACCGTTCGGCTGAGAAAGCGCATTGAATATCAACGGCTTTCCCGACGAGATGCGCGGAGTTTGGTTTGCCTCCTACCGATGCATTGTGAGCCGCGCAACGATAGCCGGATGTAATGATGATCGGGCGGCCCAAGAGTTTACGGGCCTTTTCGAGGAGATAAAGCAAGAATTGATCGACGTGGACCTTGGCACACTTACAGGAACATCGAAATTCATCTTCGGAGAAATGTTCGGAGATATCACCCATACCCTAAGGGTGAGGTAGGTTTTTAGAAACATCAAGAGGCTGGGATTATTTATTTTTTAGCTTCGCTTTCTTCTTCGAGAGTTCGCGAATATTCAAGATGACAATGTTGATGATGAAATCGGACTTTCCCCGGTTTAGGATAATTTACCAAAATCGCCGCCTCCGCCATATCCACAATCTGACAGGAGCACCAATTACAATAGATTTTTGATTCCGGCTTATCCATAGAAACCTTAATCTTGTCGATGCGCTCCGATTTCGGGGTGAGCCTCTTCGTCCCCTCCCGGTAGATCGGGCATGGCAGATATCCCAGGATCTTATAACCCTTCACGCTAGGGAACAGACCCTTTATCCGCGCGTGGAGCCGCGCGCCCCGGATCTCGCACTTCGAGACCCCGCCCTCGTCCATCGTCCTGGCCGGACAGGTCGCGCAGCTCTCCACCCGGTAGGTCTTGCCCTTCCATTCAAGCAGTTGTTGAGCCATCGGCTTTTTCGGCCCCGGAAAGGGGCCCGGTGAAAGGAGGTTCGATCGAAAGTCCGGGCCCCCCGAGGCTCAAAAATTCAGGTCTTCGCTAGGCGCGTGTCCTGCTTGAATAGCAGTCCGATAATCAGCGTCAGGAACGCGATCAAACTCTCCGCCAGCACCGGCGGGATCACCTCTCCCGCGCCTGCCGCTGTAATTGCCGCGGTGATCACGGTCAGCCAGAATTTCGGGTCTTTGAAACGTCCGATCTGCGCGCCGATCTTGGCGATGTCCGCCTTGGCTTCTTTGAAGACGTAGTACAAAATTCCGGCGAGGCCGGCGGCCAGGACCGCTCCGTTAACGGAAAGTCCGAGCTGCGTCGTGACCGCGCCCAGGGCTGCGCCCAGGATGGCCAGAAAAACAAAAATTGATTTTCGGCTCATGTTGAGCTCCTCCTTCGGTTTATTCTCTCGCCCTCGGGCGGCGATGAGTTGCGATCTTCACTTCTTGACCCTTTTCTTCTTCTCCTTTTTCTTCGGCTCCGCGATCTTCATCGCGTTCGAGAGCATTTGATGCCGGTCTTCGAGCCCCTTTCTCTCGCTCTCTTTCCGCTCGATCGCTTTGTCGACGGCCTTGATCTCCGCCGCCACGATCCCCTTCTCCGTGGCGATCGCGGAATAGACTTGGTCCTCTTTTCCGAATAGTTCTTGTTCCTTCATGATTTCCTCCTCGATGTGTTACCTCGGCTTTTCTCAGCTCGGCGAATATCAGGTCTATGACTTGTTTCCTCAGCGGCATCGCTCCTTCAATTCCCGGAACAGTTCTTCTTCTTTCGCCAGGGCTCCAGCGGGGTCCTGTTCTGGATCCTGGGCCGCGACGTCCTTCGCCGGGACCGCCGACGGCTTCTGACTTTTCCTCCTCATCTCGTGCATCGCGCGCGCGTAGGAGTTTTTAAGATTGGCGATCTTTGCCGATGCGAGCATCGCGCTGGCCAGGAACCCCACGATGAGCCCGACCGAAAGAAGCCCGATACGAATGAGGATTTCTCTCATGTCATCTCGTCCTGTCACGCAGGCACCACGCCGCGAGGCTGGCGATCGCGAAAATCACGATGCCGGCCGCCCAGAAAACGAACTTGATAAATTCGAGGCCGGTCATGGGCGATCCTTGTCCTTCATTTGATCGGTGCGGGCGGATGTGATCTCCATGAGCTCATTCCACTTATGCTCAAAGAAGTCGGCCCGATTGCTCTCTTTTTTTATCCTTTTGCTGGAAAAGAGGGCGTGGCAGAAGAAGCCGGCCAGGAATAGCGCGAAGGACCCCAAGAGGTATGCCAGGGTTAGCTTTATCATTTCAGGATCTCCGCTGGCACCTTGCCGACCAGGTCGACGCCGGATTTCAGGACCACGTTAATGATCTCTGTCTTCTTGAGCGAATTGAAGTCGGCAACGGCCTTGCGGAGCAAGCGCGTAAATTTAGGAAAGTCCTCTACGAATGTCTCAACTAGCACCATCCCCTTCGCTTCATCATGCAGTTTATCCGCCGCACGAAGTCTGCGCATAACCTCTCTCATCGCATTGCCCTCAAAAAATTGCACCGTCGATGGGGCGGTTGAGGCTCCCAAAAACGACCCCAACATCGCCACCAACTCATCCGTGCTATATTTCTCGCTCATTTCTTCTCCTTTCCCTCGTAGTCGGCGATGGCCTTAATTCGTTGGACCTCAAAATCCGCAAGTGCGCCACGAACTATAGGCCCATGCAGGGTGACGTTAATCGACGCAGACCGGCCTCCTTCATTGAAAATTGAAAACCACATTTCACCGCTTTCATCCGTCTGCAATTTAATAAGACGCATCATGGATAATAGTTTATCCGCCGCCCGGAGTCGGGCGATGACTAAATCAGCCGCGCCCCTCCATCGAGGACGGTCAATCGAAAGCAGTACAATTTTTATCAACTCCTCCGTGCTGTACTTCTCGCTCATGTAACCTCCGTTATCAGCCGATACCATCCCCAAGCGAGCAGCGCGGCTAAGCCGAGCCAGATTAAACCGATGGCGATTATGGTTCTCATTCAGTCCTCCACGTTCGGTCGGCCATACTTAATATCGACACCCGCGAACTGCTCGCCTTCGGCAAGCCTATTCATCGTATCTTTCCAAAAAGCTAATTCCACATTGGCCTCTGTCAGGCTCGCATTGGCCGTCTCGAGCTGAGATTGGAGGTTCATGATTTCGACGTCCTTGTTCGCGGCCGTCACGCTGTGGCCGGCGAAAATCGAGATCCCGATGATCACGAGGATGACGATCACCGCGAAAACCCAGGTCCAGTCATGGTCTTTCATTTTCATGCCTTCCCCTCCTCTCTATTCCCGCGATCCCCTTGATGATCTGATACGCGACTTGTGGAACGATGGCATTGCCGAGGGCTTTGAGCCTTTGGATTCGATGTTGAGCCTTTGTAGGTTTAAATTTGTCCAGGTTAATGGGTAGCCCATCATCCATTCGACAAAGACGGGTTGCAGCTTCAAGCCACGGCGTTCCCCAAAGGTCTGAAAGTCGTCCCCGCCGCTCCCTTCCCGCCGGGCCCTCGCGTAGTCCGGTCCGCTCGGTGTTCCCTTCGGCGTCGGGAGCATCGCTATCTGGTCTCTGAGTTTGTAATGCCCGTCGCAACCAGGGCGAATCTCCATCACCCCGCCTTCCGTCTCTACCGATGAAGGGGTCTTGAGAAGGCGTATCGCTAGTGCCAATGGTGGAGTTGCAACGCCTCCTCTGTCCTTCCGTCTTGTCCATGCCTCCTCTTTTTCGTCGGTCGTTTTCCCCGCTCTCATTGTGGGCAATAATCCAGACCCTGTCCCTCCTGTGTGGGGCGTTGACGGCACAAGCCGGAATAATAACCGGCCAGACTTCGTAGCCTTCGCGTTCCATCTGAGAAAGCAATTTCTCGAAGACCAAGCCATGCTTGAGGCTAAGAATTCCAGGAGGGTTCTCAAAGATGGCCCAGGTCGGGTTGACGTCGGCAAATACTCTAAGAGCTTCCGGCCAGAGCCAACGGTCATCCGCCGTTCCTCGTCGCTTCCCGGCGACCGATGCAGGCTGGCAGGGGACTCCCCCGGTAAGTAGGGTTGCTCCTCGGAATCGGGTGCCGTTGAAGTTTCGGATGTCGGAAAAGAGAAAAGGTTTTTTAGGCTTCCCCGGTGTCTCGTCCCTCCGCTTAGTCCGCCCCATCGTCCCCGACGGCTGCTTTCCGATCCTGCGGTCGGTGTCGGCAACAGCCCCGAACCTTGCCTTGAGGATTTCCTGGCAGAAAGGCTCGATTTCACAGAAGACGATCGTCCTGAATCCCGCCCATCCTGCGGCGAGCGCAAAGCCGCCGATGCCCGAGAAGAGATCGATGTGCGTGAGGTCATTCACCTGCCCTCCTTAGCCATCCTCTTCTTAAATTCGGAGAATGTCTCGATGTCGATCGGGATCTCCTCCTCCGTCTCGTATCCCCTCTCCTTCATGAAGGCCTTCAATCTTTCTTCGTATTCGGAGCGGAGTTTCTTTTCGGCATCTTGGTCCACGACCGTCGGCGCAACGTACTGGCAGGCTTCTCGCGTTCGCGTCGACTTGCCTATATAGTTTCCCTCGATGATCTTCGTGTAGTTCGATGGCCGCAGGATCCAATCGAACGTCGCCAGAAAGGGCTCCTTGTCTTCTTTGTGCGTCAGGCCAAGTAGGAACGGCGACTTTCCGACCGCTTCAAGGAGCTTACTGAAAACGAACCCCTCCTCCCCCATCCTGGCCCTCAGATACGATTCCCTGGTCGACTTCGTCTTCACCCCCTGGATCTGGACGAGCCCATTTTTTGTGGCGAAGCGGTTCCACTCTAATATGATATTATTTTTTATAATATCATTTAATATAGGGGCCGCTTTTCCGGACCCTTGTTCCGTTTTTCCGGAACATTCACGCATCTGCTTTGATACCTTGCGTTTATATCGGTCCGTGAACCCGTAGTTCTCCGTGGTCTTGATGTAATAGATCCCGGCCCCGCGCTCCTCGATCTTCGCAACGTCCCCATGTAGGCAGATCGTGATCGTCGCCTTGAGGTGTTCGATCGGTACGTAGAACGTCCCAGCGAGCTGCTCGAGCGGGTAAGGCGTCGTTTCGTTCGCCCGGATGTAGCCGTCATCCTTCTTTGAGAGCGTCATGAGGTCCGCGAAAATCCCGCGGAGGTCAACGTACGGCTGCTCAAGGATAGAGGCCGGGATGAGTGGCGCGATCTTCGGCCAGCGCTCCGCCCAGCCGGGGCGGATGATGAGTTCGTGGCGCGTCGAGCCGAAGAGCCACTTGTCGATGTAGAACGGATACCATTTGTCGATCTCTTTTCCGCGCTTCATATCTTTCCTTTCATGTCTTATCCGGGAGGGAGGGGCCGTGATCGACCCCTCCGACGCGCCTCGGACTCTCGGAATGAATTCATGCCTTGTTCTGCTTTCCGATCTCGGCCATGGTCGGCCTTAGTTTATTGTGTAGACTCTGGTGCTCACCTTCTGATTGGAAAAGCTGAAGATTTTCGGGGCGATTATCATCACGGATGCCATTGATATGGTGAACGACTTCGCCCTCGTTCATGGCTCGTCCAATCTTAGCCTCCATTACAAGGCTATGTTCCGAGACATACCCCTGTGCATTGGCTAAGCGGTGGCCGGGGATTTTGACAATCACATATCCAAGAGAATTTTTATGGCGACCACCGCCCCAATTCGGATTACGAGGCCCAGTCTTTGCCTCACTCATGTGTTTTCTGATCGCCTCGCTATGGCGTCTACCCAAATTGAAATTACGCCCCTTCATCTTTGCGCTTATTTTTGCCTTGGTTTCATCCGTATGCTTCTTGCCCCAAAACGGATTTTTACAACCTCGAATATCGGGCCGATTTTTCCCAGTTAATGTCATTTCTATTTCCCCTTCGCTGAAATGGAAGCCATGCTCGGTTTGTTGATGACATGCCCCCCAGGGATTTTGAAGGCCTCTTTCTTGAGCCTTGCCATAGCATTAAGAGCAGTCTGATCCGCGATTTTAAACTCCTCTGGCAACGCGGTCTTATCCGTGACTTCGAAAGAAAAATTATCGCGCATGGCCAGCCCCGTCGTCCTTGGAGCCTCCTGGGCGGCCGGCGCCGGTGGCAGGGCGGACTCGGCCGCGGCCCCCTCGTCGATGGCCAGGGTCGTCTCCTCGTCCGCGATCCTTCGGACCTCTTCAGCCTGCAGGCGGAGTTTCTCGCGCTCCTCATCGATGCGCCTCAAGGCGGCTTCGTCATTGGTCTTTTTCGCGGCTTTCCGGTTTATTTCCTCGGCCTCTAATTCGAGCCGCCGGCGTTCGCGCTCAGCCTTTTCGTCGGCCTCCCTGGCCTTCCGCAAGGTCTCCTCCTCGATCCGCTTCCGCTCGTTCTCGATCCTGGCCCGCTCGGCTTCGGCCGCAAGGTGTTTTCGCGCTTCTTGGGCGCGCCATCTGGATATCCTCTCGCCGAGCACCGAAACGGCGGGCTCTATCTTGGCGAGCTCGGCCTTCTCCTTCTGGACGACTTCTTGATGCGCGGCCCAGGCCGATTCCTTCATAGGCGCGAAAAACGCCTTGATCTTCTTGATCGCCTCCTTGCCGGCGAGGATCAGCTCCGTCGCCCTGCTCGCAGATGCCTGGTCCCTCACCTCGAGGGCCGCGGCCTGGACGACGATGTCCGTTGTGAGTCTTTCGATTTCGGTGTTCATGGTTCCGTCCTTTCTCTTTTTTTGTGATCTCTCATATGGTCCCTATTTGAAGAGAATAAACATAAGTTTTCTATTCGATTATCGGAATGATTTCCGTTGATATGGTGGACAATTTCAGTCGGAAGTAGAAATCTCCCGAGATGAGCCTCCATCACAAGACGATGTTCAAAGACATATCCTTGTTTGTTTGCGAAAGGATGGCTCGGTGCAAATGTGCGAACATATCCTCGGAGCAATGGCTTTCCGCCTTTCCAGCCATGATTGAGTGGGCCATTCTTGCCCATGCTTCTGTTGGCCCGTTTTTCCGATGTGAAATGATAATCGTTGAAAGCCACGCTCTTCCCCTTATTCTCCCAACCGTTCGATTTTCGTAATTACGATTTCCCGTTTTTCTGCATATGGACCCTTGATTTCTTCCGGGATCGAATAGAACGTCCGCTCTTGAATTGATGAAGTAATAGTAATGTCATTGACGATCCCACTCTTCCCGTAGTATTTGCCGGGCTTATCTTTCTTTCCGATGAGCCTAGCGCGAGCCTCTTCGTAAGCGTCGTTCCATCGTTGGAGGTCCAAGAAGTGTTCGAGCTCTGGGACGTCTTTCTGGCTGAGTTCAATCATTTTTGTTGCATGGAGAGGTTGACATAAATGAGAAAATTCGCACATACCACAGCAACTTGGGTCGTATGGCATCGGTTCCGGGTAGGTTCCCGCGTCGACGTGTTTGTTCACGTCCTCGATCATGGCCAGGTCGTGATCGGCCAGATCGCGATCGAAAAGCATCGGCAGGATCCGCGGCCGCTTTCCGAATGTCCCGAGGATCAGGAATCCGGCCGGCGCCTTTTCCATGAGGCAATAGATATTGAGCTGCGACGGGTACTTCCGGATCCACCAGTAGCGGGTGCGCCTCACGTCCTCGATCGTCTTCAGCCGGTCCCAGAATAGCGGGCTGACGCTCTTGATCTCGGCGGGCACCTCGCGGAGTGCTGAGAACGGCGCGGGCAGCCGGCGCCGCAACGGGCTCATGGCGTCGATCCGGCCGGTGATATGGTATTCTTCCAGTTTGCCGGGGCGCTGCGCCTGGGTGAGCTCCCATCCGGCCCGCGAGAGGTATCCCTTCATCCGACGCTCAAGCTCCTTGCCTTCCCGGAAGCGCCAGAGCGTCTCGATGTCGAACGCCCCGCGCTCGAGCCCGTTCAGCCGCTCGTAAACCATGTGCCTTTTGCAGGGGTGTCCGACCGACCCCGCCCAATTCCGGTCTCGGTGCTCCGTTGGCCCTCCGCCATCCTCGTTCCTTTCGACTTCGAGCTCGGCGTCGAGGGCGGATTCCATCTCCGCCCCGACCTCCCGGAGTTGCTCTATGAAGACGTTGTTTTCCGTGGCCGGCGCGAATGCGATCTCCGGGGTCTGGAACCCTGTTTGCGCCATGACGGCCGCGGATTCGCTGGTCATGACCGCCGGCGGATGGTCGAATGATATGCCGGCTCTGTTCGCCATCACCTTTTCGCGAAGACGAGCCCTCGCGTCCGCCTCCCTCTTCAATAGTTCCTTGTCGAGTTCGTTCATGCCTTCCCGCCCTTCGCGGCGTCGGCCCGTTTCTTCTCCCAGAACTCTTCGGGCGGCTCGTGGTCCTTTGCGGGATTGCCGATCTTCTCCGGCTTGCTGTCGTCGGCCGCGACCTCCTCCAGGACCTCCTTTTCCTCTTCCGCCTCAACGTCGACGATGGTCTCCTTGCGGACCTCAAAGTCCTTCGATTCGCCGCCGTCCTCGGCCTGCTTCATGAGGTCAGCCAGGTCGCGCGGGGTGTTGTCGTTCCGCCATCCGTGGACGACGACGTTCGCGTAGTTCCCGCCCGGCCCGGTCTTCATCACGACTTGCGCCGCGGCGATCGCCGGGTGGTCCTTGAGGACGTTCCGCTCGACGATCGTCGTCGCCATCCGGTCCCCGAACCTCTGCCTCTGGGTGTGCTCCTCGAGGCAGTCGACGATCGCCTGGTCCTGGTAGTTGATCCAGATCCCGAGCGGCTTCTCCGTGGGGAAGAATGCCCAGAGACCGTCGGATGTCGGCTTCTCTTCCGCGATGCCGTAGAGGGCGCAGTTCGGGCATTCCTTTTCATCCGTCGGCACGCGGTTCCCTTCCGCGTCCTTTTTCCAGACCACCCTTTTCATCTTCGCCTGGATGCTCTGGATGAAGTACGTGTAGGCATTATAGAAAAGCGTTTTGTCGATGACCACGATATTCCCGGCCGGCGAATAGCCGATCCCCATCGCCCGGATATTCACGCTCTCAATCGCCTTCGTCCTCCGGTTCCGCTCGATGTGCGGGTTCGGCACGGGCTTCCCGTCGACGATGACGGACTGCGGCTTCAGGATCGAGATCGAGGCGACCTTGTTCAGGTGCCAATATCCTGATGCCGTGATGCTCCACTTGCCCTTCAGGCTGTAGATCTGGCCGTGCTTCTCGTAGAGGGTCATGTCGGCGCGGACGGGGGCCATGATCTGGCCGTCCTGAACCTTGAAATAGATCTTGCCAAAATCAGCGGTCAGGGCTACCATCTTTTCAGACTTCGCCAATGCCGTTTCTTTTTTTATCTCGTTCATATTTTTCTCCTCAGACTTTCATGAAGTGATGAATGTTCACTCGCAGAGAGAACCATGAGATTTGCTGGATGGTTATTGAGCCTGTTTCCGTCCTTGTGATGAACAACTTCGTCATCGTCCAGGAATCTTCCGAGGTGTTTTTCCGCCGCGATCCGGTGCGCAAAAACCATGCCCTGGGAATTTTTGTACGGATGATCCGGGGCTGACATGATCAGGTAGCCTTGATCCGTAACCGTTGACCATCCGGGATGCTTACGAAGCCATTGCTTCCAATCCGCGACGCTCTTTCCTGGATGTCTTTTTTTATAAGCCCGGTAAGATTCCAGCATTTTTTCGGGATTCCTCTTTCTGTAGGCTTCCTGAATTTCTTTGGCCCTTTCGGGGTTGAGCGCCCTCCATCGTTTGTTACGGAGGCGACAGTTTTCCCTCCTGCGCGCAATCCCTAAAAACGGCCTACCCATTTTTTCCTCCTTGACATTCCCCGCGGACACGCGTTACAATTCAAGCGTCAACTGGCCCGCGGGGGCCGCGGTTCCATTTTTCCCGCCGTCCTCAGTTCCGGGGACGGCCCTGTTTGCCTTCGCCTTCAATTCCTCTTCCTTCGGTTCATCGACCTCCTTTTTGTAGTGACATCGCTCACAATAGATTCCGTATAGTTCTGATTCCCGGATCGTCATGTGGCATCGGCCGCAGATCGCGTGCGGATCGTAGGTCATCGCCTCCCTCAGCCCAAAACGTGACTCTTTGGGCTGGACTCTCGGCACGCCGTTCCGCTCGACGCTTTCGTGGATGAGTTGTCTCTTCATCCGTTCCTCTTTTTTGGCTTGTTTTTCCGCCGCCTTCTGTTGCCGGCGCTCCTCGCGGATTTTCTTGTCGCGTTCCTTCTCCTCCCGCTTGCGTTTGCGCTCCTCCAACCTGGCCGCACGCTCCTGTTCAATGAGCAGGGTTCGATTCGATTTTTGGCGGCTCATGATTGCTCCTTAAAGCTCCGCAAGATATTTTTCTCCGCCGTTTTGGATTAAGAGAATTCGTCCATCGCTCAGGTCGATCCGACCCGGACCCTTGCCATGTCCACAGCACGATCCGCGCATGTTGAATCCGCCTTTTTGGAGTGCCTTTACGATCGGCGCAACGCACTTGTCTATCCGAACCATCTTCCATTTTTCTATTCCCTCGCAGGCCAGGTCGGCGTCTATGTGAACATGGACCAGGCTTTCAATCCCGCAAGGGCACGTTCTCATTTCGATTCCTTTATCCCGACCGTGGCCTCGATCCGGACGAGGCGGGCAAGAATGCCGGCGAGTTCGTGCCGTAGATTTGATATAGCAATAGGCGTTGAATTCTTGGCGGCCCAATCATCCCGGCGGTGCTTATCGTTGAA